GCTCGGATTCAGAAGCTGCTGAAGAACTGCTGGGTTAGCCAGTGCCTGTTGCAGCTTCGCGATCTGTGCAATCTGTTCCTGGATCTTGGCAAGCTGGTCCATCGACTTATGCCTTCACGTTGGTGTTCGTGTTGGTAGGGTTTGCGGTCTGCGTACCGGCGCCGATGTTGATCGCCTGGTTGGTAGATCGGATGTTCTGAAGTGCCTCGATCAGCCCATTCGACAGTGCATTCAGGACCTGACCTTGCTGCTGGAACTGCATCTGGTTTTGGTTCTGGTTGTTCGTCATGGTGATTTCAACGCCGTGACGATCTTCGCGCCGGCTGCTTTCGGAGCGCTCGAACAGCAACGCGGATTCAGCAACGGTCAGCTGGCGCTGCAAGTTCTGAATGTTTTGCTCGTTCAGCGCGGCCAGGATGCGGTTGGTGTTTTCGTTGGCATTGCTGGTGACAGCCCAGCCATTTCGCTCGATTGCGGCGGCAGTGTTGCCGAAGCCCACGGCCGTCAGAGTTGACAGACTGTCCACCTTGTCGCCGACGTTCGTGAAGCCCTGCAAGCTCGCCAGTTGAGCGGCGAAGCCCTGGGCCTGGAGGCTTTGATTCACACCGGCAAGTGCCAGTTGGACCTGGCCCTCGGCCAGCGGAATAGAGCCCTGAATAGTGCCGAGGGTCTGCATCACAGTGGTGTTTTGCAGTGCGTCAGTAACGCCGGCCAGAGCCGAGGTAAGGGTTGGAGTAGTCACGAAATCCTCCCGGCGCCCTTCGCCGCCCAGCAAGCCACGGCCAAGCAGTGCGCCAAGAAGCAGACCGCCACCAATTCCACCAAAACCACCATCACCAGTCCCGCCACCAGTTGCCAGCATGGTTGGAGTTTCGAGAACTGCCATTTTCTTCACCTTCTTTTTCTTGCGCTTCTTCTCTGTCGGCTCCTCGGGTTGAGGCGCAACGATCAGAACAGGGCGCTCGTCGTCAATGTCCATCTTCTGGACTCCGTTTGCGTGTCAGTAGCGACACACAAGAAAGCGTAATCCTGGCGTCGGCAGGTGATGAGTGGGCCACTCAAATGTCACGCTCAGACGTGTCGCGAACGATTTACCGTTTCTCAGTGCTGATACAAAATTGAATGAACTGATACGGAATCATGACCAATGGAAAAGTGCGTGATGTGCGGCGCCAGGCTCGTGGCCTGCGCTGAATGCGGGGAGTTGTTTCATCAAGGGAATAAGAAGAATATCTATTGCCGTAGCCGGTGCAGAACGCGCAGGCATCGAAGAGAGAAAGAACATGGCAAAGCTGAGCACGAAAGCACGCAAGAAACTCCCCGCTGACAAGTTCGCAGGCCCCGACAAGTCCTATCCGATCCCGGACGCCTCCNTCCCGGACGCCTCCCACGCCGCCAATGCCAAGGCCCGCGCAACGCAGATGGAAGAGGCCGGCAAGCTCTCGCCGTCGGCCAAGAAGAAGATCGACGCCAAGGCCAACAAGGTGCTCTCGAAGAAAGCCCCGAAGAAGAAGTGATCGGCGTCCGCTGTCAGAAAAGCCCGGCCATTGCTGGGTTTTTCTTTGTCCGGCGTATACGCTTTGCGTAATAGCACTTCAACATGAAACGGACAAACCCCCATGGCAGAGCCAGCAAGCACGCTTTACCCGGTCGCAGTCGTAACCGGAGTCAGTGCCGTATCCATTGTCGCCGGCCTGGATAACAACGCAGTAGTTGCAGCCTTTGCTGGCGCTCTCATGTTCGCATTCGTGTCTTCAGGTACAGGCCTGTGGGCTCGCCTGGGCATGATGCTGGGGGCCTGGGTGTTCGGCTACTATGCCGGCATGGAGTTCGCCAAGCGCCAAATCTGGGACTTTGATTCCCCTCCGCTGCCGTCCTTCGTGGCGGCTTTTTTCTGCGTGGTGGTCTTCAAGACGCTCCTTGCAGTCTTCAATGAAGATGGCAAGGCCTGGATCCGTAAGCGTCTCGGGCTTTCCACGGAGGGCACGAAAGATGAATGAGATCCTTATGCTAGCCAAGGCCTCAGTGTCTGCGGCGATCTGTTTCAGGCTGTTCTGTTTCGAGTGGGATGGGGCGTCCAGATACCGATTCGGCGTCACTGCCGCGGCTTACTTTCTGATGGTGTGCAGCGGCGCTGTAGCCATCTTCCTTGCCATGGGTAACCAGGCTGCCGCTCAGATCTTTGATATGGGGATCTACGCGGCCGTCATGATCATGATGATACGGTCCCGTGGAAACCTCGCAAAAATCCTGGAGTTAAGAGATGGACAGAAAAAGACTTATGGCCCAACTGGGCGTTGATGAGGGACGACGGAACAAGCTGTACAAGGACACCGCAACGCCCCCCAAATGGACCGTCGGCGTGGGTCGTAACATCGAAGACCGTGGCCTTCGCGACAACGAAATTGACCTGATGCTATCCAACGACATTGACGAGGCCACTGGAATTGCCCGTGCCCTCGTTCCGCAGTTCGATAGGCTCGACGATGTGCGTCAGGAAGTGCTGGTGAACATGGCATTCAACATGGGTGCCCCGCGGCTGGCAGGCTTCAAGAAGTTCTTCGCCGCACTCTCTGACGGAAACTATTCGCAGGCCGCTGCCGAAATGAAAGATTCGGCTTGGTATCGCCAGGTGGGCGCACGGGCTGACCGACTCTCTTATGCAATGCAAACAGGCGCATTCAAATGAACTGGTCCGAGATCGGCAATATCGTTGGAAAGGCTGCCCCGATGGTTGGCACGTTGCTTGGTGGCCCGGCCGGCGCAGCAGTTGGCGCTCTGGTAGCGAGTGCGCTGGATGTCCCTGGCGACCCAGAGTCGGTAAGTGCGGCCCTTTCGGCAAGCCCTGACGCCCTGGCCAAGATCACAGAGTTGCAGATCAATGCCAAGGTTCAGCTCCAGCAGCTGGCAGTGACAACCGAGCAGAATCGGCTCAATGCCGAAGGGGCACAATATGCCGCCGAGGCTGCCGACCGGAATAGCGCGCGAACCCTGGCCGCAGCACAACCCAATGACCATGTGCGCCCGGTAATCACCTTCATCATGCTTGGTGCATCTATCTTCATCATCGTTGCGGTCATGACCGGCTTGGCATTGGATGTCATCACGAACGTCACAGCGGCTCTAACCGTAGGCAACGTCATGGGCTCTTGGTTCATGATGACGAAGGAATGCTTAGGCTTCTGGTTCGGCATGACGAAAGAGTCCCAAAAGCAGAGCGCAGCAATCACGGACTTTGCAGTCTCGCCCGGCACCGTGAGCAAGCCGGACAAGTAGCGCGCCGTATATGCAATAATTCGATCCTCAATCAAACTGGAGAAAGTGATGTCGAATGTCGAAGCGCTTGCGCAAGAAGGGCTTACGCCAGACCTGCGCCGATCCATGAGGGATCTTCTCCAGGGCATCAACTCAGCGGTAAAGCAGGCGCAGGACCAAAAGGTTCCGGTTGGCCTAATCGTGGGCCAGCTGGAGTTTTACAAGGCCGCACTAATTCAAACCACGTTCAGCCAGCAGGAGTAGATATGCGCACACAGATCAAGGTCAACAAGAACAACCCAGGCAGCAAAGGTCTCTACGCCAAGAACGATGCTCCGACCAAGCCAATGTCCAAGCCAGCAAAGAAGGTGAAGAAATGACCGAGGAAGAGCGCTACCACTGGATTGTCGAGCTTTCCAGAGCGGCACAAAATACCGCGAGTACCAACCCTGTGCTTTCTGATCAGCTCGAGAAAGAAGCGCTGCGCCTGCTGGCAGGTCTCAAGTAATGATCGCCGTCGTCATCCACTTCATGGGCTTCTATGTGGTCAATGCCATGATCCCGGCATGGGCTGTTGAGGTGGATGGCGAGCTGGCGTCTCTGTGGTACCTGTGCTTCGTCTGCATTGACATTATGGGGCTGTCCATAACCAGACAGCCGGCCATCAAGCTCTTGCTGGCGGCGTCATGCGCCTGGTCGGCAGCCTTGGCGATTGAGACATTTCTCCTAGAGGACTATTTGCAATCGATGGACTTCGTGGCGCAATGGCTGATTGATGGATTGCTGGCGATCCTGTTCATGGTTCAGGTATGGATCAGGCTGAAAGATGGCGATAGATTCGGTTCTGGTAGGTTTTGACACGAAATCATCCAAAACAGATGCAGAAAACCTCAAGCCCGTGCATAAAGCGGGCTTTTTTGTGGCTGTTTGGTTGGTTGGCGTATGCTTGAGGCTGACCAACTGAATTGAGCGACAAACATGGCAAGAAAATCACTGTGGGATGACAGCATGGCGGGATTCGCTAAGGATTTGTGTCTTCTTGGCGCCACCGACACCGACCTTGCCAAGCACTTTGAAGTGACCATCTCCACGATCAACAACTGGAAGAGAAAGCACCTGTCATTCCGCCTGGCGCTGAAAGAAGGGAAGTTTGTGGCCGACTCCAAGGTGGCCGCCAGCCTGTTCCAGCGCGCTATTGGCTACTCCATGGAGGAAACCGACGTCCGTGTGATCGATAAGAAGGTGGTGCTGACTAAGGTCATAAAGAACTTCCCTCCGGACACTCTCGCTTGCATGTTCATCCTTCAGAACCGGAACAAAGAGCTATGGCGCAACAAGCAGGAGTTCGAGCACAGTGGCGCGATCAAAACCTCAGACTTGTCCGATGAACAGCTGGCAGCCAAGGCCGAAAGACTTCGTGATGAGGTGGCCCGTATGGCTGCCGGCTCTAATGTTCTTCCTGGCGGAAGCGTGGGGGATGAGCCTTGAAACTTGAGCGTGACTTGCGCCTTCAGCAGATGGAGCTGATCGAAGTTCTAGAGGAACAGGCGCGCCGGTTCAGGACTCGGCGCATGTCACAGTTCAAGGCGTACCCATGGCAGCAAAAGTTCTACCGCGCCGGACGCACAAAGAAGCAGCGCTTGATGATGGCAGCCAACCGAGTCGGCAAGACTTACTCAGCGGCGATGGAGGTGGCGTTTCACCTGACCGGTCGCTACCCATCCTGGTGGGAAGGCCATCGGTTCAGCGGACCCATCACGTGCTGGGCCCTGGGCGTAACCGGCGAGCAAATCCGCGACGTTGTGCAGAAAGCTCTGTTCGGCGAGTTCGAGGGTGACGGTCCGAACGGAACCGGAGCCGTTCCCCACCAAGACATTGCCGGCTTCGTTCGCTCAAGCCAGACCAAGAACCTTCTCAAAGATGTTCAGATCAGGCATGTCTCTGGCGGCATATCGAAGGTATCGCTCAAGGCATACAGCCAGGGGCAGCACGTCCTTATGGGTGACTCCATCGATCTGATCTGGATTGACGAAGAGCCAAAGGATCCAGAGATTTATCCTCAGTGCCTGATCCGTACGGCAACTGGTGACCATGGCCGCGGCGGTATTGTCATGCTGACGTTTACGCCAGAGAACGGCATGACAAGCCTGGTGGCCCAGTTCATGGAAGACATCCAACCAGGCCAGGAGCTGTTCAACGTCACATGGGATGATGCTCCGCACCTTACTGAAGAGGTAAAGGCTCAGATCCTTGGCGCGTTCCCGGCCTACCAGCGCGACATGAGGTCAAAGGGGATTCCCGCCGTGGGCGCCGGCCTGATCTTCACTATCGTCGATGACAGTATTTCCGTTCCTGCATTCGAAATCCCACCACACTGGTTTGTCATCAACGGCTGCGACTTCGGGTGGGATCACCCTCAGGCTCATGTGCAGCTGGCCTGGGACAAAGACGCAGATATCATTTATGTCGTGAAGGCATGGAGAAAGGCTGAGCAGGATGCTGTGCAGGCCTGGTCTACAGTGAAGCCGTGGGCACAAGGCGTTCCAGTAGCATGGCCTCATGACGGGCTCCAGCACGAAAAAGGTGGTGGAGAGATCCTGAAGGACCAGTACCGTGCCGCTGGATTCACGATGCTGCCTGAGCATGCAACATGGCCGCTTGGCGGTAACAGCGTTGAGGCTGGCATCCGCGAACTTGGAGACCGAATGAACAACGGCACCTTCAAAGTGTTCGCCAATCTGATTGAAGTGTTCGAAGAAAAGCGCCTTTATCACCGGGACAAAGACGGAAAAATCGTCAAAGTGCGCGACGATCTTCTGTCTGCGATACGCTATGCCTACATGATGCGGCGCTATTCCAAGCAACGGAAAGACATCGCCACGGGCGCGCCGGCTGTGCGAATCCCACAACCTCTACGAACCATGGGTAGGAAATAATGCTCACACTCACGCAGCTCAAAGACCTGCACGACAAAGCCTATTGCTACGGTCAGGAAACGCGGCTGCGTGCAGCCGATGACATGCTGTTCTACTGGGTAACCCAGTGGGATGACTCAACCCTGGGCGAGTCCTCGCTTCAGTACCGCGGCGAGTTCAACATCTTGCGCAAGGCAGGCCGACAGATCGTTGCTGACCTGCGTTCGAACCCGGTCCAGGTCAACTTCGTGCCGGCCAGTGAGTCACGCGACGATGGCGCCGATATCATCGATGGCCTGTATCTGACGACTGATCGGGCAAACACGAGCCTTGAGGCCTACGACAACGGCGTTGGTGAGGCTGTAGTGTGCGGCGTGGGAGCCTGGGAGCTGTACACGAAATATGCCAGCAATCGGGCCGGAATCGACCACCAAATCATTTGCCGGCGCCCGGTCTATGAAGCCAATAACAATTGCTTCTGGGATCCTAACGCCAAGAGCTTGGACAAGTCAGACGCCAAATATGTATCGATCCTCAACGCCTATTCGCCAGACGGCTATGACGAACTCTGCATGGATCTTTGCAACGAGGCGAGCGCGGATGGCAAGAAGGAAACCCGGGCTGAGCGCAAGAAGCGCGAAAAGTGGGAGGCTCGCAATCCGTCTTCTTTCGCAAGCCCGGAGCAGTCTTACACGTTCCCATGGGTTGGAAGCGGTAATGATCTGATCTACGTCGTCAGCTTCTATCATCGGCGCAAGGTCAAGGATACCGTCATAACCTTCACTGACCCCATGGGGCAGCCCCTGACGTTGCGTAAATCCGATCTGGAAGAGGTAATGGACGATCTCATTGATGACGGCTATAAGCTGACCAGCGAGCGCGATATCGAGCGCTGGGAAGTGCGCAAGTACATCGCTTCTGGTGAGCGGATCCTAAATGGCAAGATCGGCAAAGGAGGTGATCGTGAAGGTGAGGTGATTGCCGGCGAACATATCCCGGTAGTCCCAACCTATGGCGAGCGCGCCTTCATCGAGGGCGAAGAACACTACGAAGGAATCACACGCCTGGCCAAAGACCCGCAACGCCTGCGCAACTTCCAGCTGTCTTACCTGGCCGATATCGTGAGTCGAAGCCCGCGTCCAAAGCCGATCTTTCACCCTGAGCAGATTCAGGGTTTCGAGTTCATGTACGAAGAAAACGGCGCCGACAGCAATTATCCTTACCTACTTCAACAGCGCCTAGCGGCGGATGGCACGCCACTGCCAGTGGGTCCAGTTGGCATGATGCCCGAGCAAACCATTCCCCAGGCTCTTATGGCGAGCATTCAGCTATCCCGTGAGGCCGTAGAGGACGTAGCAAACCCTGGCCTGCCCCAGGACATTGCAGATCCTGACCTTTCCGGGAAAGCCGTCAATGCCTTGACCAATCGCCTGGACCAGCAGTCAATCGTCTATCAGCAAAACCTGAAGCACGCCAAGCGCCGGGACGCCGAGATTTACGCGTCGATGGCCGTTGATGTGTACGACGCGCCGCGCGAAGTAACGCTGACACTACCTGATGGCTCGACCAAAAAGACCAAGATCATGGAGTCGGTGATCGACAAGAAAACCGGCGAAGTCGTGGCACTGAATGACCTGACCAATACTGAATATGAAGTCTATGCAGACATCGGCCCGAGCTATGCCAGCAAGAAAGAACAGACCATTGAGCAACTGACCAGCATGGCTACTTCCCTGGCCGCGATTGATCCGGAAATGGCGAAGCTGCTGATCCTACAGACGCTGACGCTGGTCAATGGGATAGACATGGACCCTGTTCGGAAAATGGCCCGCAAGCAATTGATCCTGGCTGGCTATCTCGATCCAGACACCCCAGAAGAAGAACAGATGCTTCAGCAGTCCCAGCAACAACAGCCACCACCCGACCCGAACATGTTGCTGGCCCAGGCCGAGATGGAGAAGGCCAAAGCAGCGCAAATGGAAGCGCAGCGCAACGCCATGAAGGATCAGGCAAACGCTCAAAACGCAGCAGCACAGACGCAGATCGATGCATTCAAGGCTCAGACGGATCGGGCAAATGTCCAGGTCAATGCGCAGAAGGCCGGTGCAGATATCCAATTCAAGCAGGCGCAGACAGCTGGGAAGATGATGGAGAACATTCAGAAGTCGAATCCCTACCGGGCTCAAGTCAATCCAATGCAACAGCAGTAAATCCAGACCCGCTTCGGCGGGTTTGCTTTTTTGCGCAAAGTTCACGTTTTGGGCAATTTTTGACCATAACTCAAAGAGTGATATGCTTTTAATCACTGAGGCGCACAGGTTAAACGCAATCCTGACCGCTGGGACACAGCGGGCCATCGTTACCAAGCGAGTAAAAAATGCCACAGACCCTGGAAGAATTGCGGGCAGAAAACGCCGCAGCAGACGCAGCACTGGCCCCGGCTCCGCAAGCCG